TAAGACATATTCGAAATATGAAACTTCAGACAAGCGACTGGACTCAACTACCGGACGCTCCACTTACAGCAGAACAAAAGACTGTATGGGGAACTTATCGGCAGGCTCTTCGTGATGTTACAGAACAGGAAGGTTTTCCTTCCACTATTGTATGGCCGCAATCGCCCAACAACTAATCTCTTCGGCAGGGGATTTTATTCTAACTCTTAAAGAACTTACTACCAGGTCTATGGGACTACAACCGATAAGCAATTGGCGGAAGTTTAATGTATAAATAAAAGAAACCAACTAGGATTAAGCAATGGCAGTCCCAACAACTAGAGATGAATTTAAACAATATTGCCTACGCAAACTAGGTGCTCCTGTTATTGAGATTAATGTTGATGATGATCAAATCGAAGATCGCATTGACGAAGCTCTCCGCTATTACTGGGACTATCACTTTGATGGCACCGAGATGATTTATTACAAGCATCAAGTTACTTCTACGGACAAAGCGAATAAGTATATCACTTTGCCGCAAAACATCATCGGCGCCGTATCTATTTTCTCGATTGCCGATCCTTCAGTTCGTGCAGACGATCTATTCAACATTCGATATCAGATTGCTTTGAATGACCTATATTCACTAACTTCAGTTTCAATGATTCCATACTACATGACAATGGAACATCTTGCTTTGATTAGTGAAATGTTAGTTGGTAAACAACCCATTCGCTACAATCGTCACCAGAACAAACTATATGTCGATATGGACTGGAACGCTATTCAATTGGGTGAGTTTATACTAATTCAAGCCTACGAAGTCGTTGATCCTGATACTTATACTGATGTTTGGTCAGATCGTTGGCTACAAAACTACACAACACAGAAAATCAAATATCAGTGGGGAACTAATCTCACTAAGTTCACTGGGCTTCAATTGCCTGGCGGTGTGCAGTTCAATGGCGAAAAGATTTTAGATGACGCTGAAAGAGATATACAGCGAATGGAAGATGAGATGATCAATTCATACTCACTTCCTGTCACTGATATGATCGGATAGGATCTTGACTACCAACTTTTATTTTAACAACTTTAACTCATCAATGGAAAAACAGTTGGTCGAAGATCTGCTGGTAGAATCCATTAAGATGTATGGCAATGATGTTTATTATTTGCCAAGAGCCATAAAAAACAAAGATGAGTTATATGGTGCTGATACTGTTTCAGAATACAACACTCAATACATGATAGAAATGTATATCAAGAGTGTTGATGGTTTTGAGGGTGATGGTGTATTCCTATCGAAGTTTGGTCTAGAAATGCGTGACCAAATTACACTATCAGTTGCAATCAAAGCGTTCAATGATGAAGTTGGGCAGTATGAAGGGCTGACTCGTCCTAGAGAAAGCGACCTTATTTGGTTTACACTTAATCCCAATCGTCCTCAGCTCTATAGCATTAAGTATGTTAATGACAGATCTATTTTCTATCAACTAGGCGGTATGCAGGTATATGATATCATCTGCGAACTGTTTGAGTATTCCGGCGAGAAATTGAATACAGGTATCGCTGATATCGATGCACTACAAACTAAATATTCACTAGACATGTCTATCTACAACATCCTAACACAAGATGGGTTTGTGATTGTAGATCAAGACGGCTACGATATTATTCAAGGACAGTATAGCATCAACACTCAAACAAACAATGCAGCGTTCTCGGATAATGAATTTCTAGAAACCCAAGGCGATGGGTTTATTGACTTCACTGATATTGATCCGTTTAGTGAAGGTAACGTCTAATGTTCGGTCAAGTATGGAATCATGGGTTAGTTAGAAAGTATGTCATTCTATTTGGCACGCTGTTTAATGACGTTTACATTAACAGAGAAAACTCAGTAGGTGAAACTATCCAGACGCTTCGTATTCCTTTGACCTATGGTCCCAAGGACAAGTTTTTAAATAGACTTGATAGCGATGGCTTCTTAGACAGAGCTATTAGCGTTCAGTTGCCTATTATGTCGTTTGAAATGACTTCGATGAACTATGCTGCTGATAGAAAATTAAATACAATCAATCGCCGGATGGCTGTGGATACTACAAACGCAAATAAAATAAAGTATCAGTATAGTCCTGTTCCTTATGATATGTCTTTTGAATTGAATATCATGGTGAAGAACGCAGAAGATGGTACTCGTATTCTAGAGCAGATCATTCCTTTCTTTACACCTGAATGGACAGCTTCAGTAAATCTCATTCCTTCAATGAATGTTATTCACGATATCCCTGTAATTTTAAACTCAGTCAATTTAAATGATGACTATGAGGGAACCTATGAAAATAGAAGGGCTATGATTTACACACTAGCCTTTACGATGAAAGCATATATCTACGGACCCATCAAGAAAACGGGTGGCATCATCAAGCAGGCTGAAGTCAACATTCATAGCAATCTTGATGCAAATTCAACGCCTGTCGCTGAAATTGTTGCCACACCTGGATTAAATGCCAATGGAGCTCCTGTAAACTATTTTGGTGTGGGACCTGCTCCGACTACAATTGATATCGATGAAATCGCCGCAGATGATGACTACGGATTTATTACTACAATTAATGAGAATATCTAATGTCAAATGAAATAGATGATGCTTTAGACCTAACACCACAATTGCCTGCTGAAAGAACAGTTGTTAAAATTGATGATGGTGATCTTGACTATGCTAGAGGTAACTTGTTAGATGCTGCTGAAAAGGGCAGAGAAGCACTTGACGATATGATTGCGATTGCTCAGCAGTCACAGCATCCAAGAGCTTATGAAGTAGTCAATTCATTGATCAAAACGATTGCAGACGTTAGTGGTGCTCTTGCCGAACTGAAAATGAAGCGGCAGAAGTTAGATCCTGCATCCGATCCTAATCAAAAAACAATTAACAACAATTTGTTTGTGGGTTCAACAGCAGACCTACAGAGAATACTTTCTGATATGAGAAACGATGGCTGAGCATATCGAAGATTATAAGGGTTACTTAGGTAACACTAATCTTAAGAAAAGCGGCATTGCAGTCGACTGGACACCTGAGTTAGTTCAAGAATATATTCGTTGTTCTAGAGATCCAGTATACTTCTGTGAAACTTACATGAAGATCATTAACGTGGACGAGGGTCTTGTTCCGTTTGATATGTATAGTTACCAGAAAGAAATGATTACAAGTATGGCAGATAATCGCTATACTGTTATTACTACTGCTCGTCAAACAGGTAAGTCGACCACCACTTGCGGATTCATCCTTTGGTATATTCTTTTCCATGGTGAAAAGACAGTAGCACTTCTCGCTAACAAAGGTGACACTGCTCGAGAAATTCTCGGCAAAGTTCAACTTGCGTATGAGCATCTTCCTAAGTGGCTCCAGCAAGGTGTCACGGAATGGAACAAGGGTTCATTCGTTTTAGAAAACAATTCTCGTGTTATTGCTGCTGCAACTTCAGCATCTGCTATTCGTGGTTATGCAATCAACCTACTATTCATTGACGAAGCGGCGTTCATTGAAAACTGGGATGAGTTCTTTACTTCAGTGTTCCCAACAATTTCATCCGGTAAGTCAACAAAGATCGTTCTAGTTTCTACGCCGAATGGGTTAAATCACTTTCATAAAATCTGGGATGATGCTGAGCAGGAACGTAATAACTACAACGCCATCAAGGTTATGTGGTATGATGTTCCTGGTCGAGACCAAGCTTGGTATGACGATACACTTTCAGCAATGGGCGGTGATCTAGATAAGTTTGCTCAGGAGCATGGTTGCGAGTTCTTAGGTTCATCCGGCACATTGATCGCTGGTTGGAAATTAAAACAAATGGCGCATCAGCCGCCCATGCGATATGATGATGGCAAGTCGATGTTTGCAGAACCTTTATCAGGCAGAAAGTATGTCCTTGTGGCAGATACTTCTCGAGGCAAAGGCTTAGATTACTCAGCATTTCAAATTCTTGACGTTACACAGATGCCTTATAATCAAGTATTCTGTTATCGAAACAATATGATCTCACCAATAGACTATGCTGAATTGATATATAGAACTGCAAAGATATATAATAACGCAGCAGTGTTAGTTGAATCTAATGATATTGGCGAACAGGTTTGTGATATCATTTATGGTGAATATGAATATGAAGGGTTAATGTTTACAGAGTCTGCAGGGCGTGCTGGTAAAAGAATCTCAGCGGGTTTCGGCAAACTTAGTGAAAAGGGTATTAGGACAACTAAAGCAGTCAAGTCAATTGGTTGTTCTATTGTTAAATTGCTGATTGAGCAAAATCAATTAGTAATTCATGATCTAGAGACTATCAGAGAGCTTTCTACATTTAGTAAGAAAGCACACTCTTTTGAAGCTGAACCAGGATGCCATGACGACTTAGTTATGGGATTGGTCCTTTTTGCTTGGTTAACAGATCAACAATACTTTAAAGACTTTACTGATATTAATACATTAATGACTTTACGTGAAAAAACAGATGAAGATTGGGAAAATGAATTGACACCCTTTGGATATCTTGCCGATGGGCATCCCGAAGACTTCGATAAAATCCTAGAAGTTTCTTCCGATGAGTTCGCTCGAGCGATGATGTTGTAATTGAAGAAATTATAAATAAGATATAGATAATAATTTATCAAACACCTTCTACTAAGGGAGAATAAAATGGCGGTTCCAAATTTCGGATCAGGCGGCGGTGGCTTTCAGGTCAGTCCAGGTATTAACGTTTCAGAAATCGATATTACAACAGTTGTTCCAGCTGTATCAACAACCGTTGGTGCTATTGCTGGTGTATTTCGCTGGGGTCCTGTCGGTCGACTATTGCTTATTGATTCCGAGACTGCTCTAGCAGCTCGTTATGGAAAGCCAACAAATGACAATGCAGAAACATGGTTTACTGCTGCATCATTCCTTTCATATAGCAACGCGCTTTATGTTAGCCGCGCTGGTAACACAACTCTATTGTCAGCTGTTGCTGGTTCTGCCGCTTCTTCAAACGCTGCACACACAGTCAATAACACAGACGATTATGATACTAAGTCAGGTGTATTTGATGCTTCTGTTGACTGGATTGCTCGTTATCCTGGAGCTATTGGCAACTCGTTAAAGATTTCAGTTTGCGACGCTAATACACAATTTGCCTCAGTTGTTGAATTATTTGTTTCA